CCAGAAAGGGACTTGAAGAGGGACCCGCTGACGAGTGTAAAGGAGTCGATGCTCCCGCCGAGGTTCAGAGAAAGCGAGTAGACTCACGCTTCGAGCCACCCCCCCCATCAGAAAATAGAGACCTAAACAGAGCGATTCGGGAAGAAGACAAGACCCTCCTTGACTCTGTTAAGACTCAGTTCCGCAGATACATGCTCCCTCAGGGCTTGCTCCCTGATTCAGTATTCAAGCTAAAGATCGAGCGCGACTCACAGTTAGGAGCTGTTGAGATCGACATCGGTCAGCTTGTTACGGCCTATGATCGGGCGGTAGAGAAGCACCACACCGAGCTAACCGACGAGCAGAAGAAGCTCCACAACGAAGCGCTGGGTGAGAGATTTAGCGAGATCGATTCTTTAGGTATTGAGCCTGAGATCAGGGACGCAATCGTCACCATGCGTCGGTACATCGACAAGATGTCTGCTGAGTACGGCGCTGTTCTTATCAAAGATGCTCAACGGCTTGCTTTACAGGGTGACCCTGACAAGGCTCAGGCTAAGATCGACATCTTAGAGACTATCGCCAGCAACATAGGCGAGTACGTCCATCGGTCTTACCGCGCCTTTGACGATCCCAAGTGGGCAACCAAAGTGCCTGATGAGGTGCTAGATCGTGCGCGTAAGTACCTCGAGGAATCTGGCGCCACTAACGTAGAGAACGTCATCAACACCATCCTGAAAGATGGCACTGCATACGACTCTATGGAGGCAATGATCCGCGAGTCCAATCTTGGCGCGAAAGATCTGTCTATCCTCAAGCAAAGAAAGGATATTGCCCCTGAGATTCGAGAGCTGTTGGGTGAATATCAAGAGCCTCGCATCAACTTCGGCAAGAGCGTCACCAAGATGTCTAGGCTCCTGTTCAACGACAGGTTCCTCACTAGCGTCATGGAAGATGGCATGGGCGTGTATCTGTTCGAGGCAGACAGCGCACCGGCTGAAGCGTTTACTACGCTTGCCGCTGAAAGCTCAGAGGCAATGGCGCCACTCAACGGCCTCAAGACTACACCCGAGATAGCGCAGGCATTCCAAGACGCGCTAGGCAAGGAGCAGATGTCTGACTGGTACCGCATGGTTGTTCAGGCAAACGGTCTGGTTAAGTACGGTAAGACTGTACTGTCGCCAACTACCGTTGCCAGAAACTATATGTCTGCCTATTTCTTTACACTTGCCAACGGTCACTTCAACATGAGCAAGGCGGCTGAGGCTTGGGCTACCAAGCAAGCATTCTTTACTCGTGAAGGTGACAGAGTTGCGTACATGCGTAGGCTCAAAGAGCTGGGTGTCGTGTACGACTCACCGTATACCGGCGAGATGATGAAGTTACTTGAAGAGTCTCGACTAGAGTTCACCTACCAGAACCAGTTGCAGGGCAACAAAGCGGCTGACGTCACCAAGAAGCTTGCTGATCGAGCAACGAAGTTCTATCAGTACGGTGATGACTTCTGGAAGATCATCGGATTCGAGAACGAGATCGACATCTTGATGGATGCCAAGGGTTTGACTCGTGAAGAGGCTGAGCCTTTAGCGGCAGAGCGGATTAGAAACACCTACCCAACCTACTCTATGGTGGGCAAGGGAGGCCAGTGGCTGAGACGCTTCCCTCTTGCCGGTACATTTGTGTCGTTCCCCGCTGAAATTATTCGAACGTCATTCAACATGCTTCGCTACCTGAAGCAGGATATGCAAGACCCAGATATGTCCGGTGTTGTACCCCAGCGGATTGCCGGTTTGGCTATGGCATCTGGCGGTGCCTTTGCCCTGCAAGAATTCTTGAAGGCCTCGCTCGACATCGATGACGATGAAGAAGAAGCAATCAAGTTGCTTTCTCCACCGTGGTCCAAGAACTCGAACCTTGCTTACGTGTCTAGAGTTGATGGAAACATTCAGTACATCGACCTGTCGTCTCTCGATCCATACTCGTACTGGAAGCGGCCCATCAACGCCCTTCTGCGTGACCAGCCTATGGACGATGCAATTATTCAAGCGGCTGGCGAACTGCTCGTACCCTTCTTTGGTAAGGACATCGGTGCCAGCGCCATCGAGGAGGTTTGGTTCAACAAGAAGGAAACAGGCAGTCAGGTATACAACCCAAGCGAGCCTGTAACCAATCAGGTCGCAGACATCACTGGACACTTATTCAAACAGCTTAGCCCCGGAATTGTTAACAATATCAATAGGTTAGGAAAGGCTATCGAGGGTGATATTAGTTCGACTGGTAAGCGCTATGAGCTGAACGATGAGCTTGCCGCTCTTACAGGATTCAGGGTCACCACTCTGGACCCCAAGGTGTCGCTGTACTACAAGTCGTTTGAGTTCAACGAGGCCAAGAGAAACGCAACCAAGGCGCTGACCGATACCTTCCGAAGCGTTAACGACGTATCTGACTCAGAGCTAGAGGGTGCATACCGCAACTCCTCACGCGCACGACGACGAGCATTCGATGACATGATCAAGATGGTTGAAGCGGCTAGACGTTCCGGCTTGACTGAAGCGATGATCTTGAAGGTTCTGAAGAACGGTGGCGTCAGCACTAAGGATGCAAGGGTTATTGCAAACGGTGACTTTGCTTCTTACAAGATCTCTGACAGCTCTCTGAAGCGTTACATCAGACGAGCGGAGTTCCTGACAGGCGAAGCCAAAGGGTCAGAATACGAGCGCAGGTTTAGATTCCTAGAGTCCCTCGAAGAGGACGAGTGAAGCGCTCAAGGTTCAGTTACTTACGGAGTTGATTGCTGTGAGAAGGCTTCGTAAGTTATTGATTTTTATACAAATGGGTGCAGTAACCTTGCCAAGGTACAGGTCGCCAGTTCGAATCTGGTTTCCCGCTCCACACTCCTAAATGCCTGTTTTTACAGGCTTTTTTTCGTTTTGCAGGGACAGAACCCTTTGGTGTTCCGCTCCGGCCATTTTTTTGAAATGACGTGAACCCAAATCCAAGGTTCTGCTACCCCCTTAACATGCCTACAATCCGGTTTGCCGCCTGCTTCTTGTGAGCATTGTTCATGTGGGTGTAGCGCAGAAGCGAGTTCATCGACTTCCATCCCCCAATATCCATCAGCTCACGAGCATCAGTGCCAGCCTGTAGATGCCACGTTGCGAACGAGTGTCGCAATGTGTGGAAGGTTGTGCCGGCTGGTAGTCCAGCTAAGTCCACCGCCTTCCGCCAAGTCTTATTACCGACCGCATCTCTACTGAACGGCTTGCCGTTTTCCTGAACAAACACGCAGTCAATCTTCCCTCGAAGGAATGGTCTTCGCTTGATTAACTCCTCTTGATAGCGCTCCCTCTTTCGGAGGATTGCTTTGGCATCATCGTTAAGGGGAACAATCAACCGCTCACCGTTCTTTGTTTCGGAAGACGCGAACGTCATCAGTTCTCCGCACCTGCTTATCTGTGACCAGCGGAGGGTTCGCACATTGTTGTTGCGTTGACCGCAAGCCAATGCGAACTCCACCATGTCAGCCCGAAGCGGGTCGAGCCATCTGATTAACGATCTGACTTGATCAGGCTCTAAGTAAAGCTCCTTCATTTCTTCTGGCAACGTCTTGATCGTTGGCACCGTCTCGACGATCTCTAACTCATCTCTGGCGTAATTCAGAATCAGCCTAAGGTACTTGAGGTACGTGTTGACAGAGGCGTTACTAAGTCCCTTTCCATAAAGTAACTCTTCCTTCAGGTCATTGATGTCAACTCGACGAATGGACTTAACACTACGGTTACCCCATCTATCGATCAAGCTCCTGATCGCCGCCTGTGCGCTTCGACTTTTGTTGTTGCCTCGTTTTGTTTTTAATTTTAGGTAACGCTCTGCTACATCTCTGAACTTCATAAATACTCTCCGTGTATGAAGCCCTCTCACAGCAGTCCAAGTCTAACTAAAAAAGGGGGAGTTTTCGACGATCTATGTCTACTCGTCCCCCAAGCAAGGAACCTCTCACTGGGAGGGTGGCGCGTCGTGCCAACCGGTGCGCCAAGCCGGTAAGGAAACCCAAACGGGCCTTGGCTAATTAATGGTACCAGAATCTTCGCTAATGACTTCTGCCTCTTCTACTTCATCAGTAGCGGGAAGGGGTTCCGGCAGTAGTTTTTTAGCGTCTGATAAGATTGCATCAGCACCGGCTCTCGCCGACTCGATCAGCGGTGCAAGCACTGAAATGCTTTGGTTAGTTTGCTGAACGAGTACCAGCATGTTCCGGCATCGCTCAGATATGTCTTCGGCGTTATAAGATTTGCCGTCGATGATGATGGTTTGTACTTCGCTCATTGTTTACGTTTCCTCGTGTTTTCGCGAATGACTTGATATCTCCTTGGTGCTTTGACCAAGATTTGAGCTTGAGGGACGCTCTTTCTTTGAGCGGGATCTCCCCGTCCGCACACCTCACAGTGGTCATCGTTCCCATAAAAATAGGTCTGTATGCCCACCATTTGGATAGATACTGATGAAGACAAACGAGAAGGTTTGTCCCCAACAGTGAGAACAAGGTCTGTCATGCCCTCCTTGTTCGTGATTGTTACGAAGCAATCTTGCGCTCCATCGTGATCTCGGACTCTTCGTACCCACATCTTGTGATCGTAAGTCTCTTCAGGGTTCTCTGGATCGAGCTTCTCCCCTCCGTAGAGGAGAGAACCGACTGCTCGTGTAAGTCTTAAACCGCCCATAAATAACCTTAGAAGGGGATGTCATCCTCTGGCAGGTCGTCCTGCACAGGAGCCGGCGCAGGTGAAGGCGCAGGCCTTGCAGGCTTGTTAGGGAGCCAGAACTCGACATTGAGTTGAGTGACTTCGCCGTCTCGCTTTTGCTCAGCCACTTCGAGGTTGTAACGGAAGGCTTGACCTCCGTTCATGTCGAGAGTGCTTTGCAACTTGTCGATCATTTCTTGATCGATCTTGAGCCAGCCGTCGAAACTTGGAATCTTTAGAGCTTGCTGTTCTTTCCCAAGCTCTTGGAACCAGCCGTACTGCTTGAGTTTGTTGTACTTCTCAAGCTTCTTCTCTCGATCTAGCGGGTAAAGGCGCCCCTTACCAGCATTGATTGCCTCAAAGGCGGTAGGTTTGTTCTGCATTAGTTGTCTCCGATTGTCTTGATTGATGATTGCAGTGAATTGTTCGTGCGACGGAAAGTGTCGAGCGAACTGTCTTTCTCAAGCAGGGCTTGTTCCCCGCCTAGAAACTCAAAAGCCCTTCGATAATCAACCGGAGGTGTTTTTTGAATGACCTGTATGGACACCCATCCATTGGTAATGGAGCGCTCATACTTTTTAACTAGCTCTTTCTTGAGGGAGTCACGGTGTGACTTCAGCTCCTCAAGCTCAGCAAGCGCCGTGTGGTTCAGCACTTCGATCTCATTGATCTTTCCCTGTACATCCGCCAGCTCTGTGAGCTGAGCGTCTTCGATCTCCTCGTAGTCAGGCACGAGAGGATCAAGATGCTTTTGCGCCCGCACTGGATCTGCGGCCTCTTCTTGAATGAAGTCGTACCAAGCCTTGTAAAGATCGAGTCGGGTGACCTTGCCCTTGC